GCTTGCATCGTCTCTGGAGGCACATTTCCAACAAAATAAGGGTATGGAACTGGATTTTCACTAAAAATCTCGGCTAACATGCGAAATTCTTGCTTTTGAGCGTAATGTAGACGCTTATGTATGCTCGAAATGATCTTTGAGCCTTGTTCAATCAACGCAACAGTCGTTCCAACGGGAGCTTGAGAGTTAGTTTCTGCTATTTTTGAGTCTGCAACCTGTGCAAAACGTCTTCCAGAATCAACAACAACACTTAAAAGCTGTGCTAATGTAGCTGATGGCTCTTTGTATGGCAGTGGGATAATGGAGTTTTTAAGATCTCCCCCTGGGACATCGATGTCCCTAAACTCCCCAGGATTAAGAGGCTCATCATCATTACGAATGCGAACACCACGAGCCTTAAAGCCAGCTGGTAGATTAGAGAGCGTACCCGCATCAATTAACTGCCTTAAAATAGAAGTCGCAGCACGAGAGAGACCTCCGATTGTGTGCAATAAACCGAAGCCGTAAAAGCCAAATCCTGGTAAAAATTTGAAATGAGTGAAATATTGACGTTTCCTTCTTAATGGGTCTTGTTCTCTAAAGTTTCTAGAAATCGATAACACTTTTCCAGAATTCTGATCAATGGTAACAATATAAGGTAGCATGATACCCGAAGGATTCCCCTCCATATCCGTGTCTTCAAAACCCTCCAAGTCCAAGTCAATGTGGCATTCCAATAAGGTATACACATCTTCAGAGTAATTTGGACGTAGTCCCAACAACTCATCAGCACGTTCTTGGATGGCTCCTTCACTTTCTCCATCGCCTGTTTCAGATAGCTCAACATCCCTATATACTCCTGCTACTTGTAGTTTACGAATATCATTATACGACATTCTAACTACATGTGTAACCCTCTCCGCTGTTCTTAGATCACTAGCTGAATACGGAACAACCATATCTTCTGCTGGTACAAACTTGGAAACGGCTCTCTGCTTGGTTTCGTCAAAATAAATTTTCTTAAACGTAGATCCCGTCAACGGCAAATAAAATAACATCTGATCTGTATCTTGATCATATTCTTCCATGATTTCAGTAATCTGATAATTCATGAAATCTTCTACACGTTGTGCTTGTGCTTCAGTTTCCTGTGTCGGAGCTCCTAGTATCTGTGTCTTTACTGGACCACCACTAGGCAACATCTCCTTATATGCCTGTGCTTGAAACTGAGTAACAGCTTCAGAAAGTAACGGGTGAGTTACACCACTAGCCCCCAAGAAAGGCTCACTTCGATCCTCATAATTAATGCCCAGTAACCCTAGTCCCTTGGCAATCGCTTCTTCCCAATCTTCCCTTGACTCAACATCTTCACGGAATTTAGATCGAATATCTGATGATAATTCTCCCAAAACGTCATCGTCAAGAACCTCTGAGAGATTGGCGTTATGATCATATGGCTCTGCTTCAACTTCTAAAACCTCTTCACCTGCTAATTCAATTCCCTCTGGTAAAACGTCAGTGGTCGATGGTAACTCAATCTGTAAACTATCTTCCTCTGGCATCATACTTCCACCACTGCCCATTGACTGTTCTACCATGCCCGCTATCTGCCTAGGTTCTATTGCCATTATGTAATCCTCGTTTTTTTACTTTTTGTAGGACGCATTCGATCTGAAAATCGATTGGTAACACTCTTACCTTTGCCCTTTTTCACTGTCTTCTTAGACATTAATAATACTCTCTTGATTTACGAGGAAACCAATCTTCTGCGATTTCCTCTCCTTGTAGTGATATAAAACCACCTTGTCTAAAACGCATAATAGCCATTGTCATACTATCACAATAGTCATCATGATCGCCATTCGGAAATGAAGCTACCTCTTCTATAACTTCATCTGCAAACTTTGAATTAGGATACCACACTTTTCCAGATTCGAAAATAGGAGATACAATATGCATCCTTGTCGTTTTATCCAAGTTACCCCCTTTACGTCTTCCAGGACTGAAAGTAACCACTGGTAAATTGATAAGCCTCATCTCGTCAGCTAACGGTTGACCAGATCCCTTCGCCTCAATCAACATCATATCTGGTTCCCAGTACTCATTCTGTTCTATAGCAATTTCTTTCAGTTCTGGAAAGTTCCATCTGCCTTTCATCGCATCTAATAAAATTAAATGTTGTTCTCCATCTTCCTTCGGCTCAAATACACCCCAAGTCGTAATAGCAGAATAGTCAGCGGTTTCCTTTTTACTGTAAGCCGTATCGTAACTTTGAATTATATAATCAAGTCTCGGTGTGTCCTCTCGTTCCCATAAATTCCACCACTCACGCTTGACCATGGCAACATCGTCAGAAGTAGGATTCTGTTGCCACTGTGCATTCCACTTGCTAGGGGACAATGAAGCCTTGACCTTTAATAGTTCGTCAACATTCCAAAATTCGGGCCATAAAGGTTTATCAGTAGGAAGTATCGCTGGAAACTCGATCACTTCCCATTGGTCAGACATACTATCTTTTGCCATATTCTGAATTAATCGCCCCGTCAGATCCTTCTTCGACCATCTGGTTTGCACAATTATTATGGTACCCCCAGGTTGCAATCTCTGTCTCGGTCCAGAAGTGTACCACTCATATGTATTATCATATGCCGTTGAAGACAACGCATCTTGTTCAGAGTGTGGATCATCGATAATTAACAAATCAGCACCACGCCCTGTCATTGCAGCACCCACCCCTGCAGCAAAATATTCCCCGCCACGGCTCGTTTCCCATCTTCCAGCCGCTTGGCTATCCTGTTTCAGATCCGTGCCTGGGAAAATATCGCTGTAGATAGGATCAGCAATAAGATCACGAACCTTTCTACCAAACCTTACCGCAAGTTCAGTGTTCATGGTAGCTTGAATTATTTTTAATTTAGGGTTTCTTCCTAAAAACCACGAAGGCATAAGGTATGAAGCTAATTCAGACTTAGAGTGTCTAGGAGGCATATTGATAATTAATCTTTTTAACTTACCTTGAGCAATCGCCTCTAGTTTTTCAGCTATGATTCTATGATGTTTTCCTTCTATAAAGCCTTCATATACATGCTTCGCATACGCCATAAACTTGTCCTTCGCCAATTCACGGGTCTCAAGCTTCTTTTGCTGCTCTTCAAGTAACAGTACTTCTTGTAAGATTTCTCTGGGTAACGACTCTAAATTCATGTCCAAACGATAATACATTTCAATGAATTTATCAAGCTAACATGACATGACATGCCACATACCATGCACCCCCGAATATAGGGGGAGGGGGGGTCGTTAACATGTTAACTTAATTCCCAAACTGAAATAGTAACCCCAAGATAGTTAACATGTTAAGCAATAACCTGGAGAGAATAGTTAACTTGTTAATAGATAGTTGTAATTAGTTGTGATTAGTTGTTGACTATCTAGCTGCTCTGTGTCTTAATAAAATCAACAAAACAAAAGAGAGGATAGTTAACATGTTAAACAAAGTTAAAGTTTACAAAAACCTAACAAGAAATACTTGGAGCATTCAAGACTACAAGACTAGAAAAGTTATTGGATACTCTGACAACATCAAACTAAAAGATGCCAGGTTTGTTGTAAGTGAAGCTGGTAGACAAAGAGTTCTAAATGAAAAAAAGAAATATGTTCATGCTTTTGTGGTAGGCACGCTGGTTGACAACCTAGGAGTTGTAGCTAACTTCGAGCAAGTTAAATATAATCCTTACGTTTGTGGATCATTCTACAACTATGCATCCAATCCAGTATCTGAAGATTGGAGAGGAGCAGTTCACTTATTCAGAGACCAAGAAACCCAAAGACTAACAGTTGAAAAGGAGATAGCATAATGCACGGTATTTACTTAAGTATAATCTTAATAGCATCAACAATATTGTTGGTGCTATCATTAGACCAAATGATTGGCTATGTTCCAAATGGTGCATTGCTGGTGTTCACAATAGCATTAACTACAATTTATTATTCAATAATACAAATTATGAAGAGGATTAAATAATGGAAAACTCAATAATGATTACAGATAGAACTAGCATTGATAATTTTAGAATATTAGCGCTGGTTAAAGGATTGAAGCTGGAGATATTAGGATTGAAGAGAGGACGTGGAAAATCTTGTTATCAAATCCTAAAGGATGAGTTTGGATTAAAAGGATCTAAACAAAAGATTTATGACCAGCTTAACCAGGTTCTTGAAGACTGGAAAAAAGAAAACAATATGTAAAGGTTTTATCCTCGAAGAATGGGAGCCATTGGCTCCCATTTTTTTTGTCTTTGTTTTTTTAAAAACGGTCATAGTACGCAAGACGCAAGACGCAAGACAGAGATTCTGTTAAAAAAATATTCTCCAAGATGCAAGACCAGGTTTAGTTAACATGATAACCAACTACGGTCGCTCCCTACGGTCGCTAAACGGTCA